GTACCACCACCATAGGTAACTTCGATAGTTATGAAATTTGATTTGCCACTTGTTAAATTTGTTATAGATAAAGTAGGACTAGTTCCTGCTACATTGACAGCAAAATTATTGGCTGTACTCGCATCAATCTGAATTGCACTACTTGTGATGTGGTTAGCATCACTCGTATTGGTACTAGTTACGTTTATAAATTGTTCTTTAATACTTCCTGTAAAAGTTGCTCCTGCTAAACTTGCATAAGTAGATGTTGCAGATGCTTGAGTAAGATAAGTTGAAGATGCATTAGATTGTGTTAGGTAAGTTGATGATGCATTAGATGTTGTCAGATAACTTGATAAATCACTTTCTTTAGCTAAAGGTATCCAACTTCCTGCATGAGAATAATAACCTTTACCAGTGCCATGAACATGAGCAAACATACCATGATAAGTACTTGCACTAGGTAAATCACCTTCTGTTGAATATAAATTAGCATACAATAATTTACCTGTTGTTATTAAATCTCTTGCAGCAATATCAAGACCATTTGCTGTAAACACAGGTACAGTATCATTTGTTGTTCCAGTATTTTTACTTGCAGCAGTACCATAGTTTGCAGCATTAAAGGCTGATAAAGCTACAACCTCAATAATATCCCCAATAGAGCAACCATTAACAGTTATACTTGTTCCATTAGAAGCTGTTGCGTCACCTTCATTTATGTTTAGCTTCAGACCATTTAGATATATGTCTACTAAACCTACAGTATAGGTTACAGATATTGTTTGATTACCTGCTGAAGTGACATTGTGAGTTGTTACTGATCTTTGTGCAGCTTCACCAGTTGTTACCCAAGAAGAACCAGAATAAACATTAAGTTTATTTGTTGTTGTATCAAAATACATATCACCTGCATCTAGTGATGAGGTTGGAGCTGATGAAGCAATTCTGTATCTGTTAGCAAATGTATTTACGTCTGTAATATTAGTAGCAACTGTAGTGATGTTTGCATTAGCACCTGCTACTGTATTTATATTTGTATTGTTTCCTGCAACTAAATTTATATTCGTACTATTAGAATTAACAGCATTGATATTTGTAGCATTAGAATTAACAGTAGTTATAGCTGAAGATAAACCTGCTACAGTAGTTACATCAGAACTAATTCCTGCAACAGTATTTATATTTGCACTGTTAGAATTAACTGAATTTATAGCTGTAGCATTAGAATTAACTGTTGATATAGCTGACGACAAACCTGCAACAGTAGTTACATCAGAACTAATTCCTGCAACAGTATTTATATTATTTATAGCTCCACCAACTGTATTTACATTAGCAATGTTAGTAGCAACTACATCTATTTCAGAAGATGCTTCATTTAAATCATCTGCAACTGTTTCTATTTCTGATACAGCTTCTTGTAAATCGTTAGCAACAGCTATTACTTTTGTAATATCAGAAGCCACAGTATTAACTGAGCCTATGTTTGTAGCTACTGTATTAATATTAGTAGCATTTGATACAGCAGAATTTATGTTAGTGGAGTTAGAGTTAACTGCATTAATATTAGCTATGTTGTTATTAACACTTGTAAGCGTTGCTTTATCAGTTGTAGATAACCAAGTATTCTCAAGGTAGTTCTTTGTGACAGCTTCTTGGGCAGATGTTGGATCAGCTAAATTCTTTAGACGCTTGTTCAGAGCATCCATTGCACCATCAGTAGCAACTGAGATAGCCCCATCCACTTTATCTTTTGCTTCTTGAGCAGCATTAAAAACTTGTTGTGCTGATGAATCTAAATCAGCTTCTGTTAATACTGAACCAGACTGAAAATCAACTGCTCTTGTTGTTAAGTCTGTAACTCTTTCTATTCTCACCACAGCAGATGCTGTTGGTGTGGAACTTAATGCAAGTTGTTGGGAGTTGTTAAAGGTAAAGGATGTATCCTCAACTCCATCTACGTAAGCCTTAATCTCGCTCTGTGCTGTGTAGCTGAAGCTAAATGAGAATAGGTTTGTAGAACCACTCGCTGATATTTCTACAAATGATAGTGCCATTAGTTACCTGCTCCTGTTAATACTGAATTTAATTCTTCAAAAACATTATCCATGTTTTGTCCGTCATTAGTTAAAGCTCTAAACTCTTTGCTTTTTCTTACTGCTTCTATTTTTTCCATTCTGATTTTTTCTTGCATCAGATTAGGATTTTCTTTTTCTAATGTTGCTAAAGCTTGTCTTTTAGCTGAAGTAATTACTTGTTGTAATATTTCTGCTTTTGTTCCCTTAAATAGTTTTCTATTGTTTTTGCCATAGGGAACATCAATAACAATATCTTCTGTTGTATTATTTTTATAGGCATCAAGATTAATAATGTAATCTAATGTACCTCTTAAATTTAAACCATTAAGTACAGGTTGCGTTTTCATAATCTCGTTAAGTCTATCAAACGCATTAAATCCAGATGTTTCAAGAAATAATAATTTTGATCTTTCTGGGTATAAATTTTCACCTAGAATATCATCTGGAACACCTTCGTACAAAGGATTACCCTCTGCATCGACAGAAAATCTTTCATTATAAAGGTCAACCATTCCTGCATATTCTTGAGGGTATCTGGTAAAGTCTCCTGTAGATACATTCTGACTTACTACCTCAAAGCCTACAGGATCAAGTTCTGGCTTAATCTGTTCTGCTACTGTTATAGGATTTAATATATTAGATGCCCAACGAGCAGTGTGTCCTGTACTCCACCAATCAAACATATTACCTGCTTTAAATCTTTCTACAGGTTCTCCAAATAAATTATATTTGTTTGGTAACTTAGCATCCCACATTGGGATAACTGAAGCTATTGAATCTGTAAAAGTTCTTAATTCTTTATTAAATTGCTCATCAGCATTCTTTACACTTAAGGTTAAAGTTGAGTAGGGAGCGAGTTGCTGAACCCTTTGTTTCATAAAGTCGTAATATCTAGCACCTGTGTCATCTTCTAAAGCTGTCATCAGTTGTCTTATGGTAGTAGCATAGGTATCGTTAGCTAACATTCTTGTTAAGGCAATAGAGTTAGCCATGATTAATTCGTCAGCTTCTTTATAAAGACCACGTTTGTTTAGTTCTCCAATAACCCCAAAAGATTCAAAGATTGTAAAGAAAGGATCAAGTCTTTTGATTTGATATTGCGTACCATCTTTGATAATGGATTGATCTAAGAATCTTCCTATTTCTCTTTGGTTTTCTCTAAGGTTAAAGTTACCTTCACCTACACCAGTCATAGGTATTTCACTCATATCCCAACTATAGTATTGAGCCATTGTCGTATAAAGACCAACACCTAAAGATAATTGAGTTAAAGCTAATGCTCTTTGCTCTCCACCTGCTCTTAGATTAGTCCACCATCTTCCAGAAATAGGAGCAAGAGGACTTCTCTGTATTGTATCACTTATGAGGTTTAAAGGTGTTCTAATAAAAGGAAAGATTTGTCTCATTAATGGAATAGTCGAAACAGCATCTGAAAAAGCTTGAGAATATTTACCTAAGTTTTGAGTAAAGGTAGTTTCTCTGGCATATTGTAAAGCACCATCTGCAAATTTAGAAAGTTGAATATCATAAGCTTCGTTAGCATTCTTCATCATTTGTTCATCAACAGCTAATGTTACTGCGTCATTCGCATTCTTAGTTGCAGTTTGAACAAGTTCTTTTCCTCTGAGTCCTTGTTTATACAACAAGTTCATTTGTTCATTCTTTGCTCTAGCAAATACACTGGCTCTAAAGTTTGTACTTTTAAAGTACGCATCTTCCATTGAGATTAATCTAGTGTTAAATAACTTTAAGGCAGTTACAGGTACACTAAGTATCATGTCACTTAAAGTTAATTTATCTCCATGTAAGTCTATATCTTGTGCTAATTTCTTAAGATGCTTTGAGGAGAAACCATGCCTAAATCTTAATTCAGTTCCTAAAACACTTTTTCCTTGTTGCTCAAATAATTGCTGACTGTCCATGAAGTTTCTACCATGTAGGTAAGTATCCATAGCAATCTTAAAGTTTTCATTATGTCCTCTTAAAATACCTTCAAATGTATATAAACCAGTACGAAATTGTTGATAAGCTCCTTTAGGATCATAGACTGCTCTTATACCAGAAGCTAAAAGCATTTCAGTTGGTTTATAAATTGTCATAGCTGTGTTGGAGACAGTATTAACAACGTGTGTTTTTACACCTGTTAGGATGTTAGCAATAAAGATTTCATCGAGAGCTTTAAGTATATTTCCACTTTTCTTCAAAAGCTGATCTAATGCCATAAAGACAAAACCTTGAGCAACTTTTTGGTTTGATGTTTTGGCTAATAGTTTGTCAAAGTGTTCTTCAATTTGAACAGCAGGAACATCAAAACCTTGAAATAGTTTATTGATCTGTAAACTTCTACCTGCAGTAGATTTAGCGATTGTAAAATTAAAAGCACTACGTAAAAGGTCATCCCTAGATTGTCTGAAGGTGTGTTGAATTTTGTTTGCATCAGCTATCAAATTCATTTTCTTAATAGATTTATCAAAACCACTAAGACCTACTTCTGAATCTACTTTAAAATAATCATCTCTTACTTTTTTTAAATCATTGTTTTTTATAGTTAAAGCTTTACTATAGTTGTTCCAAGCTAATTGCTGTAACCTTCCAGAGATTGTCATATACAAATCAAAATCCTCTGGTTTAAAGGCAACCCTTCGTATGTTTAGTAAAGCTTCAGAAATTGTTTTACTATCTCCAAAATTTTCAGCGATAATATCATCAGCTTGACGTATAAGTTTCTTATTAGTTTTTGGTTGCCATAGTTGAGAATATCCAGATTTCTTTGCCCAACTATCAAAGTCTTTTCCTAAAACTTTCTTAAGATTTTTTGATGCTTCTGCTTTTAAACTCTTTGCATCTTTAGAAGTTATAGCATCAATATTTTTTAATTGTGATACACTCTGTACTGTTTCGTTTTGTTTTACAAAAGCTTCTTCAGCTTTAACTTTTAGTTTTTCAGTAAGCTCTTTTATTTCTACATCTGCTTCTGGAGCTATCTCATCAATAAACTTTGCTAATTCTTGTTCATCATTAATATTAACTGGCTTACCTGCTCTAGTGTTTTTGATGGTACGAAAAATAGCAACGATAGGTAAGGCTACACCTTCTAATACTAAAGCTTCCCCAAGCATTTTAAGTCTTGCTTCAGCTTCTGTATCATTTTCATCTGATGAAAGATAAGTAGTAAGAATATCTACAGGTCTATAAATAGCTTTATTAAATAAACCTTCTCCTTGTTCTGATAATTCAATGGTTTCAAAACTTTGAAGCATATCAGAAACACGTTCTTCAAAAGGATTAAACGCTATTTGCTCCCCAATGACTGCATCAGTTGTGGCTTTTGCTAGATCAACTTTTTTACTTTTATTGGAATTTCTAAAGACTTTACTACCTTTAGTAAATTTTGAACTTATCCCAAATCCTGTAAGGAATTGAGCAAAAGGTTTTGTAACTTTTCCATAAGCAGTTTCTAAATCAAAAATAGTATAGTCCATTGTGACATCATCATCAGTGTCATCATTAGACCAATTTATTCCTACTTTATTATCACCTACTGCTATAAAGGGTAATCCTTTAGCAAGTATAGGGCTATTAACAGTATAGCCAAGATGTTCAATAGCATCATCAGCTATTACACTTAATTTCTTAGGAAGTCCTAGTAACGCTCTATCTGATAAGTTGTAAATATTAGAACCTGCTTCAGCTACACCTGTAACTGCACCTTCAATAATTTCTCCACCTTTTTTAAGATTACTAATTTTTGGTGTTGTTTCAGTTGTATTATCATTTGCTTCAATTTCTGCGTTTAATTCATCTGCTAATTGTGATTGATGCTCTATGTACAGATTTTCTAGGTGATTATTTAAACCTTCGTCTGTAGGAAATTCAGATAGATCGACTTCAAAGTCTACACCTTTATGCGTTAAAGTAGCCATAAAATTTCCTTAATCTCTAATATCTATTTTTTCATAAAGAACAAAACCATCAGAACCATATCTCAAGTCACCATTATCGTGAAAAAGTGGAACATATCTGTGAGTAGGTTTTATTGTTTGATTTCGTTTCATATCGTCAAGAATATCTTGCCTTAATCCTTTTAGAAGTTCACGCTTTTCTCTTTGTGGTAGATTGAAGTAATTCTCGTGATCTAAATATAAATATGAATCTATAAATCTGTTGTATTTATCAAAAGCATCTTGATCCTGTATAAAAAGCAAGTTCAAACTTTCTGCATCTGTCTGCTGTATTCTTAAAAGACCCCTTAAAGTATCTTTAAAGACAGGATCATCTAAAGCATTTGCTTTATCTTTAGTTATAGCTTGATTACTAGTGTAATTCCTAGACTCATCTCTAATTTCAATACGTTTTTCTTCAGCTATCTCTGCTTTAGTTTGAGCTTCTATACGATCCTTAAAAACTTGATCCATTCTTTCAGCATACTCTAAAAGGTATCGTGAATCCTTGTCAGTTAATGCTAAAGGAGCAATAATTCTCTCGTAGTAATCGTATGCAGTTCCAGAATCTACTCCTAACTCTCTTAATACTTTTTTCCATCTACCAAGATATTCACCACTTAATTCTGTAGCTTTATTCTTTGCTTCAATAAAAGTATCTAACTCTTTACTTAAGTCTGCTTGCCAACTTGGATTAGAGTTATTAGCAACTTGATCAAATATTAAAGTTCTAAGTTCTTCACCTTGACCATTTAAACCAACACCACCAAAATTAATTATAGGATCCCCCTCATTTGCAGCTGCCTTTAAAATACTAATAAGCTGAGTACCATTTAATTTTTGTGTGTCATCTGCAACTGTATCAAGATCAATTCCTATTTGACCTGCTATTTGACCTATTGTTCGTTCATAGTAGCCATCAGAAGTACCTTCTTCTAAAAACATAACTGTTTCATTTTTTAATTCTTCTATAGGTAAACTAACTAAAGGTTTTAATGTTCTATTAAATATAGCTTGGGTTGCGAGAGAGTTTTCTTTTCTTATGTTATTATTTCTAGTCGTTTGGGTATTTAAATTTTTATTTATCTCAGAATTTAGATCAGCTATAAAAGCTCTTCCTTGAAGTGTGTCACCTAATGAAGCACCTCCAGAAGTTTTCATTCCAGAAATAAGATTTTCAAAGTAGATAGGATTATCAAAACCTGCAAATAACTTTGACAAATCTTCTAGTGTTTCATCATTAATTTCTTTAAATGGTTTTTTACTAACTTTAGCTAACTCGCTTCTTTTTGCATGAATAATAGTTCCAATAGTTTTCCAATCTACTTGGCTAGGATCACCACCTGCTTTAGCTAAAGCATTATTAGCAATTTGCCTTATGAGTTTTAGACTTGTATCTGATGCACCCTTTGCAACATTCTTTCTGACATTTGCTAAATGTTGATTCATCAAGCTTGATTGAGCCTGTTTAGTCAGATTGTTAAAAGGATCAAAAGCACCTAACTCATTAAGAGTAATTTCATTATTTTTTATAAAAGCTTTTTTGTAATTATTAAACCAGTTATCAAATCCTGCAGTGCTAGTTTTACCTACTAAGTTTGATTTAAAATAAGCTTCACTTGCCTTCTGTATAAATGAATAACCTAAAGATTCACCTTTGGCTTCATGGTAAGCGTACCTAAAGACAGGAGATTCTTCTGGACTTATTTCACCTTTCTTAACAAGTTCATCATAAGATAAATTGAGATCAAGAAGATCTGCATAGGCTTTTTTAGCTCTTGTTATATCTTTCTTATCTTTTCTTCCTCGCTCAATCTGAGCATACCTCTCTACACGAGGTGTCATGTTATTAAGAAATGTACTTAATTCTCTTAACCTTGTGTCATCTACAGGAGCAGGTTGTACAAATGTATCTACTGGTGAAGCTGTAGGTTGAACTATGGTTTTTACCTCTAAAAAGGGATTACGTTCTGCCATGTCTAACCTCTAAATTTATGCAGGGTTTCTTGCACCATCAAGAACACGATCTTCTGAGGTGTTTTGAAGGTATTCAGCAGTTGTCATTCCAACATCTGCTAACATTACAAATGGACTTGGTGAGGATATAGGTTGATTTTGATTAACCCTATTCTCAGCTTGAGCATCTAATCCCTGTAATCTCCAGAAATATTGCTGTGCTAGTCCTTCATTTTCTGCCCTAAAATTGGTTGCACTTGTAAGAGCCTTTCTGTCATAATCATTCATAATTGTAGTAAGCATTCTACCTGCAACACCTGCTTCTAAGTTACCTAATTTACTTTTACTTTTCTTTTCTAAAACTTCTATTTGTTTATCAATTTGTTTTTGAGTTCTTACATCTTGCTCTTGCTTAACTCGTATAGCCAACTGACTTGCCTGTATGTCTCTAGCTTGTGCAGCATTAATTCTAGCTTGCTCTCTTTGAGCATTCATTGCGTTAGTTTGCTGTACCTTTGCTTGATATTGAGCAACTGTGCCTATAATTTTAAACATTGCTACTGCAGCTTCTGTACACATTAGTTAATCCTTACAAATTCATAAAAAGGTTTCTTACCAACTCCAAACTCTTCAACACGATTGATAAGTACAAAGCCTAAGTGTTTTAGCCATTTGATAGAGGTAATATTTCTAGCATCAACATAGTTCATTAAAATGCTGTATTTCTTATTCTGTTCTTTAACCCACTGCTTGCTGAGTTTAATAAAAGTTTTACTATACTGTGGTAATCTTTCAGTACAAAGCATCCAGACGACAGCAATTAAAGGGTCTGCTGTTTTACTAACACCAAACATTCCAACAAGGTCACCATCATCAGCAACCATTGTGTAGGTTTCATTTGAGTTTTGATAAGATGACATAAGAGCATCTTTGATATTTAATCCTATGGTTGCATCTACTTCTTCTATATCTACTTCTCTAATCTTTGGATAAAGAACATAGACATCATCTACCTTTGCAGGTCTAAAGTGTGGTTTCATTAATTCAATCTTCTTGAACGCATAACAAACCAACCTTCCCATTCTGCAGATTGGAAGAAGCAGGGTAGGTAGCTACTACTCTTTAATTCAATAGAGACATCAGAAGCTTTGCCTAAAACATTAAACTTGAAGTCTCCTGTTTCAATCGCAACTTGGTTTAACACGTTACTAGATGAACCTAAAACTCTTCCAGTAAATTGTGTTGTTACTGCTGACCTATTCTTTGGTGTTAAAACAACTTCAAAGAAACCTGTATCATTAAAGAGAACAGTCATGTTTCTTATTTGTAATCTACTTCTACTCAGTGGTTCATTTTCAGATTTTAAAACTTGTTCTGAAAAGACATATCTAAAGTCATACTTAAAACCTACAAATACAGTTCCACCACTTGCAACATAAGTATTAGCTTGAGGTTGAGTTAATGAATTTCCTTTATCATCTATATACTGTAATGAACCTGCTGAAGTTGGAGCTTCTACAGTACCTACAGGGGTAGCTATAGTCCAAGTTTGTCTTCTATCTAATAAGACAGGATGTTTCTTTTCAGTAATTAATTCTGCACTATCAGTTGATAAGTTTATTCTTTCAAGACAAACCTGCTTTACTCCTGTCGATCCAGTATACTCAATAAGTAAATCAATAGTAGAAGTGTTAAAACTAGCATTTAGAACTTTTCCTTGAAATGTCCACTTAGACCAAGCTGATTGAAGCTTCTCATTATTTCTCCAGTAGTAAGTGTATGTGAAAATACTATTAGGCTCACCATCAGCTAACACTAAAACCATGTCTAAGTTAGTTGAAGACTCCATCTTTGTAATAGTACCACTTAAGTATTCTGGAACATGAGATGAAACTTCTACAGCATCATCAGTTTCTGTATTCTTATCTACAAAATATTCTCTAACACCTGCAAAGCTACCATTATCTACACCAAAGAAAACATACCTTCCTGCACTAGTAGGTTTGGCTGTAAGATCAGCTTCAAACTGTGCAGATACATCTACTGCTACAGTATCTGGAGAGAGGAAATTTTCTGCAGTCATCTTAAACTGTGTTAAGTCTGAGAACAGAAGTAGACTTTCATTAAAGGGTACTGCGTGTTTTAGTATTGAGACTTTGTTATTAGAAACTGCAACATCAATAGGGTCAGTATCAAGTATGGTAAGTGTCGTTCTTTTAAAGAAGTTAAAAGCAGTAAATTCACCTGCTTCAGAAAGAATAATATTTTCATCACTAAGAAGACCAAGCCTGTTACGATGAAAGAAGATGTCATTAATCTTGTAATCCACAAAGCTAGGGAAGAAATTGGTAGTATCATCACCAACCAACCTTTCTTTAAATGTAGTTGTTTGTAGAGTAAAAGTACCATTAGCATTACTGAGAAGCTGATGAGGTAGGGTTGCGTTATCTAAAGAGGTATGCACATCTGGAGCAATACATTCAGTCCAGACTTGACCACCTGTATCATCCTTCTCAAGCTTTACATAGTAATCGTCTTGACCTTTTGAATTATCACCAACGACTGCTATAACATATCCATCTGCACCATTAGGGGGTAACTTTTTAAAGTCAGCTACTTTATCTTTAAAGGCAAAGATATGGTTGTTACCTCTTGAGTCATCTACCTCAATCGTAAAGTCTGTATTGTTAGTTGATTGAACATGAATAACAGAACCATATTCTGTGAAAGTCATATTAGGAATGCTACTACCACCTGTAGTGTTTGCAGTATACATAGAGTCTGGTGTGTTATTATGTGCTAATGAAAGAGCTAAACGATCTGTTTGTACTGATTGTTCTGCTTGGTGAACGAGAGCAGTTGTATCTTGCGTTGAAGCCATAGTTGTAATTTCTCGCACATAGGTATTACTACCTTGCTTGATTGTTACAGTATACTTAGTAGAGTAGTCAGCTTGCTTTACATAGAGCAAAGCTTGCTTTGGTGTAACAGGTGATTTGGTAGATAACTTGGCTACAGTTTTGTTTTTGTTTAAAAGAAAAGTATAATCAGCTACAGTCGTGGCTACGATCTCTTGAGCAGGGTTAGTAACACCATTAAGATATGCAAAAGAAGTTGTACTAAATCCAGAGGTAGTACCATTCACATCTTTAGCTACTCCATTTTTATCAAAAATTCTTAAGGTACAATTATTACCATCTGAAGTAATAATAAGTGTATAAAACTCATTTTGATCTCTTCTAATTGTATGAATAAAAGCATTGTTTGAGTTTGCTAAAGTTCCTAAAGAAGCTATGTGTTCTGTACATGGTCTTTTGGAAAGTCCAGATACAACTGACGAAATAGCATTTTCTTGTAATTCGCCTTGTGTTTTTAATCTGAGGGAAGGGGGTTGTTGGGAAACACCATTGATTAAGTTTGGTATAGAAGCATTTATGAGAGCCATTATGTTACCCTTAGTTGACCAATCCTATCTACTACTGAGTACACAGAGTTATTATCAAAGATACTTATGTCCTCACTATCAGCTTCAAAATCTTTTAGCTGAGAGTAAGCAAAGAACTCATCTTCTTGATTAAACTTGTGTAAGGTTTCTGAACCAACAACTCTATCTTGGAATATTCTAGCAGACTTAAGCGTGATATATCTTCTCGCTACCTCTGGTAGAATTTCAAAATCTAACTCAATAATAATATCTAAGTTGACTGCCTTATTAATAACGTAAGTGTGATTTTTCTTATCATACATTTTGAGACCACGCTGAACGAGGTCGAGTGCATCAGCTTCAACAGTCGCATCTGCTCTTAATATATTAGCAGGCAAAAGTATATGACCAGAAGTGTCTGCACTATAGGGAACTTTTTTTTCAGTATTAAAATTCCAACCTTCTGATTGGACAGATTTACTGACTGATCCTAATATAGTTTCGGCAAGTTCTGCATCGACTAAACCAGAAGTTAAACTGTTTACAGGGTTTTCCCCTATAGTCGAAAGCATAATATTGACTGCTTCAAGTTTAGTAGTTGCAGTAAGTGACATAGTAACTCCAATGAAAAAAAGGGGATGCAATTAAGCACCCCCAGTTGAGAGAGAAATGAATTAGGCGTGGTTTAATTGTATCGCACAAGCAGGTCTGAGTACATTATGACCCATAGCATACTTGGCAACCATTAGAGTGCCTTGACGATCAATCTGGTATTCAGATTCAACGCCTAAATCCAACAGCTTTACAGTTGCTGCTGCATCTTGGGAGAATATTAATCCACGTAGAGTAGAGAAGTTGCCTTTATAGACTGTTGCTCTGCTTGTTGTTAATGGATTAGGAGTGAGTGAAGTTGTAGATTCATCAGTTTGTGGGATATGATTTGACATCATAATCTTTACACCACCAACCATAGGTACAGTACCTTGCGATACTGATCCAGAACCACCAACTTGCGTGTTTAACCACGTAGCACCAGTGGTGCTTGATACGTTAAGAAGAGAATAATATTGAGCAGGTGGTAGTACACAGACTTTCTCACCTGTAATATCTTTCTTATCAAACTCTTCCAGAGCATCATAGATAGCTGCTACAATTTTATCACCAAGAAGTGCATCACCTGCTGATGATCCAATCGTGATATTAGCAGTATATACTTCATCATCAAAAGATGAACCAAAGTATGTAGCTGCTTCTGTAGCGTTGTTGATACCTGCAGCAGTTGCAATGATCTTAGCAATATTCTTATCTGCTGTATTAGCTAAAGCAAAACCTGCTTCTTTTGAATAAACAGAGCGAACATCAAAATGAGACATTGCTTCGTCAATGTTAGAGATAAACTGAGTTGAGATCAGTAAGTCATCAACAGTGACTGTTCTTTCTGCGTGTTTAACTGCATCAGCTTCAATGAGCTGACCGACTGTGTGGTATTTGGCAGACGCAACTCCCATTAATGGAAATTGTGCTGACTTACCTTTAGAGATAGTCCTCGTTCTATGCAGACCCATGAAGATATTTCTTTCTTCAAAAGCTGTAAGGACTTCTCCTGCATACAGTTTCAGAAATAGACTTCGATCATCACCTGTGGCGTTGACTTGACCTAATCTGGAGACTGTTTGGTCTGTAGGAAATGCCATTTGTTTGTACCTTCTAGTTTAAAAGTTGAGTTATAAAGTCTTACTCAGTCTTCCAAACATCCTTTCACTAAGATTATCTTCCTCAGAAGGTCATAGGTACTTGTTAGTATGGTTTGACTTTGTAAAAAGGTGAAGCTCCACCAGTTTGACAGAGACTTAAAATACGCTAGAGCGTGACAATTTACTTGCTACACTCTGGCGATAGGCAGGATCATTTGAGTATCTGGGGTCTCTCATAGCTGCAGTCAATTCAGCAGCACTTTGAAATGATCCACCAGAAGTATCACTAACTGCACCTTGAGTTAGTTGTGGTTCTTGACCACCAACCTCTGAACGATACCTTGCGTGTAATCCTTGCACAGCAAATTTAGCTAGATTCGTATCACCAGAATCTACGCTAGTATTAAAAGCAGTAATGTCATCAGCAGATAAATTATCTTTTGCCCAATCTAACATCTTATCATAGGATTCTTTACCACCTACACTTTGGTAGACTTGACTATTCATGTCGCTCTGTAAAGCTTCTTGACCCATAATCCATGTATCTACAAGTGTCTTTGGAAAACCTGCTTTAGCTAGGGCATCATAAGCTTCATTAGATAGTTCACCATTTTCAGAATATTCTTGTTGAAAAGCTTCAAAGTCTAACCCTGCTTTATCCATTACTTGAGCTACTTCTGTTTCTTGCTCTTTAATGGTTTCTCTTTGTTCTTCTGTGATAGTTTCTTCTTGCCCTTCAGATACTTCACTTCCCTGTCCAAGTTTCTTTTCCAAAGCTTGGTAGGAAGCCACAAGTTCTTCAGCAGATTTAAACTTTTCTGGAAGCCACTCTGGACGATTGGAATTGGATTCAAGCTTTTCAGCTTTCTCCACCATTTCTTTATCATGTTCTTGATTTGCATCTGGGTTTTCTTCTTGATGTGTATTTAATGTTTCAGCCATTATTGTGTCTCTGTTCCTTGTTGTGTTGCTTGAGCGATAGCTTTCGTAGCTTCTGGAGTTGCCTTGTTAGCCATGTCAGCCATCATCTGTTCTTGCATCTGCTGTTGTTGCATCATCTGTGCTTGTTCAGCTTCTGCTTGCTTTTGTTCTTCAGATTTAATTAGACCATTCGTATCAATTCCTAATGATGCTCCAAGCCTATCAATGTAGTCACTGATGTTCATTTCTGATTGAAGAACTTCAACGCCTAGTGGTTGGAGATATTGTAAAAATTGAGCTAGTTTATTTAAATCTTGTCCTCTACCTAAAGCTTCCATACCTGTCACTATGGTAGGCTTTACAGTATCCTTTGGCATCTTAGGCATCTTGCCTTGAGATTGTAGATTGTTGAGTATGAGTTTCACCAAAGGCATTTGAAACTCTTGGCTTAAGATTGAATAGACACCACCTAACGCAGTCTCTAACTCTTGAGCCATATACCTTACTTCTTCTGCAGTTACTCTTTCAGCATTACGTTGAACACTTGAGTTAAGTAGAAATGCAAACGAAAGACGATCTGATATGATCCTCATGGTTTCCATAGCAACTCTAAAGTCCATAGCTTTCTGAACTTGTAGTGTTCCTACATCATTAACATCTCCTGTAATGATTGCACCATTTGGAGCTTGAGCTATGTTCTTAGCTTTGGTTGTTCCATTAGGTCTAACCATAAATAAAACTTTAGCTGAAGCTGCAGAACCTTCTACGATAGATTTAGTGAGAGCTTCTAGTGATTTTAGATCACCAATATATTCTTCTACAAATCCTCTTCCATAATCTTCCCCATCAATTCTGGTAAACCTTAATGGAATAAAAGGATTATTTTCATCTTTATACTTACCTACTGATTTAGGAATAAGTATATCTTGGACTTCTTGATAGACTTCCCAACCTTTATCTTTACGACATATTTTAGTGTAGAGATCATAGTTCTTAACATTACGATCTTCTGGATCAGTTAAGAGTTCTCTAACATCAGCATCTAGCATTAAAGGTGAAATACTTTCTTTAGTAATAATCTCAAGAACATTACCCATTGCGTCTCTTTTGATAACATACCTATCAAGTCTAAAGACTTTCATACCTTCATCTTTAGGCATATAGACCAAAGCATTACCAGAAATAATAAGTTGTTTAAGAGCTTCAAATACTGGTACTCTTACTGCTGAACCTTCAATGACTTGAAGTCCTGCTCTTTCAATTCTTCCTAATGCTTCTTCTACTGCACCTCTAGCATCAGTTCCTGCAACTTGTGCAAGGTCATAGTCATCAATCATTAAACGAAAGAAAGGACTATTAGGTGGTAGGAGTGTTAATAGAAGTTTAGATGCTAGATTGTTAACACCTCTTGAACCTACTGATTGGTAAGGTGTTTCATAAATTGTTGAATAACTATGACCTTCTGGTGGCATAAGCATAGGAAGGGTTAGTACTGCAGAATCTCTAGCTCTTTCTAAAAAGGTATTTCTTTCTGTCTCTAACAAGGCATAGCGTTTAGCCAGAGTGTCAGCGTTTTCATTAACCTCATTATCCATTATCTATTCCTTATGTTGGGATACTTAGACCAGAGCTACCAGAAGGAATGTTAAGTCCAGTTTGATTACTTGAAATTCTCAAACCTCTTTTACCTAACTTCTTTAATCTTCTCTTACGATTAGCAGTTTTAATTTTGGTAGGTTCTTCTGGTAATGCTTCAATATCAGTAGCTTGTCCACCACCACCACTAGCTGTAGGTGTTGCTGAAGCAGTCTTAGTATAAGAACTTTCACTATCACCACCACTACTCATATCTACTGTATCTACAAAAACTGGTTGGGTTGGAGTAGGAGCAGGAGTTGATGCATTAGCTATGGAAGCAACTTCTGAAACAGTAAATGGAGTGTTTTTTGACTTTTCATATTTGTTATTAGCTACTACCTCTGCAGTTAAATCTGCTACTGAACTAGCCTTTTCAAAAGCTTTTGCATCTTTGACATACTGTGTAAGATCAGCGACTGATGCAGCTTTTGCTTTTGCTCTATCATCATCACCACCACTACTCATGTCTACAGATTCATTAAATCCATAATTCTTTGTTTTGGTTGGTGCTTTCTTTTTCTTACCTTTATATCCATAGCTTTTACTTTTGGAAGAACTAGCTCCTGTATTAGAACCAAACTTACCTCTAACTCCATAGCCATCACTATAAGTAACCATTAACTTGATCCCCCTATTTGTAAGCCACTGTTTCTTTTAATTCTTAAGGCTTTCTTACCCATCATATTTTTGGCTTGAGCTTCAGAACTTGTTTCATCTTCATAAGCTCCTGCTATGAAAGTAGGTGTTTCAGTTTGCATTATTGCTGATCTAGCAGGTGCAGGTTTTGGTGCAGGGGGTTTAGTGTTAAAGCACATTATGTTTCCTCTAAAGTTTCCTCAAACAAGGATTCTAATTTTTGAATTATACTCTGCTGTCCTTGCAAGTATCTTAACTGCTCGATAGTTATCTCTTGCACAGGAAGCTTATCTGGATAAGAAGTTTTTAATTCATCCAGTAGAGCTTTTGATATACTTAAATTCTTACTAAAGATTGCCATTTATAATCTCGTTGATAAGTCTTTGCAGTAACCTTGAGAAGCGTGTGGCATCAAGACATAAAACTGTAAAAGGTTTTGAAAATCTTTGATTTGTTTTTCACAAGCTTCCATACTCACAGTTGCTCCTTTTTTTGGAGTGAAGGTTTTGCAACTGTGTAAGTTACCATATCCATCCATCATGCACACTGTCATGTAGGCTTGGAACAAGGCTGTTATAGTATTCATTTGAATGTCCTCTGTAGCTATAGGGGAACTTTAGAGTGTAACAATTACGATAATGTATTGATTATTCACAACTTTTTTGACCTGTTAATGGATCAATAAAACAGGCTTCAGCTTTAGGTTCTTCCTTTACTTCATTTAGAATACCATAGCGTTTACCTGCTGCTCTGAAAGTGGTTATTCCTTTAGCTCCACCTTTCCACGCTTTGTAATATAGGTCTTTGAATTGTTCATAGGTAACATCTTCACCTACATTACAAGTCTTAGAAACTGCAGAGTCTATATACTGTTGGCACTTGATAAGTACATCAACGTGTTCATCTGCACTAATTTCATTAGCAGTTCTTCCTTCTACTCCCTGTTTAAAAGCATAATCTTCTACTCTCTCAACATAGTGACCATCAAAGCTATTAATAGTTCGATCATAATAAAGTGAGAAAGGTGGTTCAATTCCAGAGCTTACGTTATCTGCTGTAATACTAATCGTTCCTGTAGGTGCGATAGATGTTAGATGAGAATTTCTAATACCATGAGTAGCTATTAGTGATCTAATATCTTTAGGTAATGTCTTGATAAATTTACCTCTTAAATATTTCTCTTTAATAAATAAAGGAAAGCTACCTTTTTCATGTGCTAACTTAACTGAACTATAATAACAATTATCTCTTAGCATCTTAAGAACCTTCTCAGTAAACTTCATAAAGTCATTAGCACCATAGCGATACCCTAGCATTTCTGCAGCATTAGCTAGACCTGTTACACCGATACCCATTCTTCTTTTTGACTTTGCTTCTTTCTCCTGTTCTTTAAGAGGATAGATTGTTCGATCAATCACATTGTCTAAAGCTCTAACTGCATGTCCTATGTCATGGGTAAATAAGTCCTCATTAAACTGAGCAGAGTCCATGTCTACATATTTTACAAGATTAAAGCTAGAGAGCAAACAAGCACCATGAGGGGGTAAGGGTTGCTCACCACAAGGATTTGTGGCTTCTATCTCTTCTGTATACCATAGGTTGTTATAGTTATTAATGTGTGATAAAAATAACACACCTGGCTCTGCCCAATCCCAAGTGCTTCTCATTATCATATCCCACAAAGCAATAGGGTCTACTTCTTTATAGACTCTACCTTCAAAGGTCAGAGGAAAAGGTGTACCATTTTCCAATGCTTTCATAAACTCATCTGTAACTCCAACACTGATATTAAAACCTGTTAAGGTAGTTGAGTTTTTCTTAGCAGTAATAAAGCTTTCTATATCTGGATGATCTATTCTAAGAACACCCATTTGCGCTCCTCTCCTGTGTCCAGAAGAAGCAATGGTTTGGCATATAGCATCGTAGATACCCATGAAGGAGACCACTCCAGAACTACGACTGTCTAAAGATTTAATAAGGTCTCCTCTAGGTCTAAGTCTAGAGAAGTCATATCCAATGCCACCACCCTTCCTCATGGTCTCTGCAGCTTCAGTTGCTCTGTGCATAATAGAATCCATTGAATCTTCTATCTTTCCAGAGACAAAACAATTAAAGGCTGTGGTCATTCTACTAGCACCCATTGCATTCTGTACTCTACCTGCAGGTAAGAACCTTTGGTTTAATAACATGTCCTTAAAATATTCAAAGTGTAACTGGTTATCTTTCAGAGCATCAGCAATCCTTACGCACTTGGTATAGAAGTCTTCACCATTCTGTCTATATTTTTCTGTATCTATTTCTTCAGCTAATCTTGTCTGCATTCCAAACCAGTTCTTCATTTCTTCTCCTTCACAAATTTACCATTAACCATCTTACCTTTTCGTTGGGATATTTCTTTGTAGACTCCAGTTAAGCAGTCAGTCGCAGACAAACCCCACATCTGAGCCTGTATTATTAGAGTGACCATTACATCTCCAATAGCATCAGCAATCTCATCGACATCTCCTTCAATGATGCCATCGTATAATTCAAGAACTTCTTCTAGTGTCTTGGAAAACTGTAAGCTTGCTGTGCTTTGCTGAAAAATATCTCTATCGTCTGCCCATGCGATGATTTCTTCCTCAAGTAATTTATTCATTCTTATATCCCTCTTCTAATTCTTTATATGTTTCTATTAATTTACTGATATAAAACTGTGACTTTTCTAGGTCAGCTATTTTTGATCCTTTGTATTGGTATCTATGTAGATACTTCTTTGCATTTCCTTCCAAGAAACCTACAAAGGATAGGATGTTCATGCTGTCCTTAAGATAATCAATACACTCTATCTTCCCTTTCGTGTAATGAGGGGGTTTGTTTATGTAGTCGGTGTCCATAGATTCACATCTCCTTCTTTATCGTAACCTTCAAGGTACTCACCTTTTCTTAAAATTCTGGCTAGTCTTGCATTCTCTAATGCTATGTCTTCTGACAATCCTGCTTTCTTATAGGTAGCTACTACCTTTTCCCAATAAGGTGGTTCACTAAGTATCTTCCTTGCAGTCTTAACTCCAACTTTAGGACAGCCACTATAACCATCCACCATGTCACCTGCGAGAGCTTGTACATAAAAGTTAAGATCAGCTTCTTCTTCTGTGATCTCTACAATCTCACCATCTATTAAGTGCTTTGCAGGAATAGTGCGTAGGTCTTTATCCTCGCTCCAAATTATATTGTCTTTAAAGCTAGTAGCATAGATGCCTAAGACATCATCAGCTTCTAGTTGTCTTAAAGATTGTCCATTATAAAAAACCCTTAGATAATCTTTAGCGTAGTTAAGAAGCATTGGCTTCCTCATGCCTTTACGATTAGCTTTATAATAAGGTGAAACTAATTCCTTACGAAAGTTTCGTGTGTCAGATAAAGCAGTTAAGATTGTATTAACCTTTGCTTGCTCTTTAAGTTGTGAGATAAAACTATCTACACTTTCTCTTATTTCACCTTCATAACAATGCATTGTCCATAACCCATCACCCCAATCAATAGGTCTTTCACAAGCACTTGCTACTTTGTATGCTACAATGTCTCCATCAATGAGCAGTTGCATGTTGTCCTCCAAATATTTTATGGTTAGGTCTACGTAGAGGTGGCTTAGAAACATATTCATAAGTCTTGAAGCATTCAGCTTCTTCGTAATATCTTTGCTTATTGAATGCGTCACAAAGTTCTCTAGTTTCAAATGAAATCATTACCAGTGTACTATATAATATCAATGGTTCTAACATAGTAATAAATACCTTAGTGTAATGATTTGATTAAAGAGATAGCTTGTAGTTTATTTATTTTAAACCACTCACCTTGCCTAAGACCTATCTTCTCTGCTTCTTTATGTGCCATTAATTCCAACCTCTTCTTATCTTTTGTAAATTGTTTTGCTATTAATTCATAATCTCGAAAGGGAGATGACGTTTGATAATTTGCACAGCGATCATCAGCATCCACAGCCATTCCTATTTTAACCCAACCTTCCCAAGCAGGATTAATGATAACGTAGATGTACCCTTCTTTAATTTTGTTGTAAGCTTTGAGTGATCTTGTACCTAATTCTCTAGCTTTTCTTTTTAAATAATTCTGTCTGTCAATTAGGCTTTGACAACTTTTACATTTGTATTGTTTCTCCTTTACATTAGCTTCTGTCCAATTTTCTTTTGTTAAGTGTACCCCACAAAACCGACAACTTTTGTCAGTGGGTCTCTGCCCAGTTGTTTCCACTCTTCCATTCTGAGTCGAGTCTGATGTTAAAGTTGAATTGATGTCTTGTGTGGAACATAGCTTGCTCGATGATTTCTCCAACCTTCTGCTCCAATCCTTTTCTTACCTGTAGCTGTACTTCATCATGGATAAAGGCTACTATCGTAGCATCTTCTTTAGTGTAACCATTCTGACGTAAACCTTTCTCAATGTTGATGTACCACCTCTTGCATATCAAAGCACCTGCTGATTGTAGCAAAGTATTTAAAGCTGCATGAGAGTGACGCACAGGTATTTGTCTACCATCTAAACCTGTGATCCATCCCTTCTTGGCCGAGTTATTAACAGCATCTTTTAATTTCTTAAGGGCAGGTGTCTTCTCTAAAAATCTTTTCTTTATAGCCCTTCCTTCCTTAGCATTTCTACCAATGATCTGTCCGATTTTCTCATCTCCTGCTCCATACAAAAATCCATAGATGAAGGTCTTTGCTTGGTCTCTCGTTTCAAGACCTGCTGCTTCTTGGTTTGCAGTATGTATATCGCCTTCGAGAAGAACCTGTGAATACTGACCATCATCATACCGATGCAGAAAATGGGAAAGGCAACGCAGTTCAAGACCACTCGCATCAGCACCAAGTAAAACGTAGCCATCAGGAACAGTGAATAGCCTACGACATTCTTCACCAAACTCTGCTCCCACTCGTGGTACTTGTGCCAAGTTTGGGTTTGAGTGAGTACACCTGCTCGTGACTGCACCCATCGAATTAACTCTTCCATGAAGTCTTCCTTTCTTTACTAGCTTCAGCCATGCTTGATTACCTGTAGCAATCTGACCTAATCTTTTATTTAACATTAAGTATTCTTTAAGAAGCTTTGCTTCTGGTATCTTTATTTGTTCCAAAATTTTTTCGTCAATTTTTGGTTCACCTGTAGGAGTGAAGTCTTTAGGTTTCCAACCTCTCTTCCTCAACCTACCTGCTATCTGCTGTCTGCTTGCAGGATTAAAAGGAGTGGTCTTTGTCTTGGTCTTCATTACTATGACGTTTGGTTCAAAGACTTTCTGTAATGTCTCCTCAAGTTCTTGTTTGCGAGAAGCTAGTTGACTGAACAGTTGTTGTGCTTGCTCCTCGTCAAAACAAAAACCTTGCTCCTGTTGTTCAATGAGTAGTCTGTGGATTTCATGTTCCATCATTAAAGCTTCTTGGCTAAAATTTTTAGCTATTAACTTTTGATAGAGAGAAGCAGTCACCTTTACATCTTGAATGCAGTAGCTCAACATCTCCTTACTAAACTTCTCAAAGCTTTCTGCTCCTTGATTGAAGTCACCCTTGAGTTCACCTAACCTGTACCCCCAAGCTTTTAAACTATGAGAACCATAGAGGTTTGTGTTAATCCTTTGTGACTCAGCATCTAGTTGGAAGAGGTGGGGGTAGATAGTTCGAGACATCACTAAGGTATCAGTAACCTTACCATCAAACTTGAAGTTATAGATTTTTTGTAAGACTCTAAGATCATAGTCAATGATGTTGTGACCTACTAATTCATCAGCTTTGCTCATTAACTTTAGTCCATCTTGGATTTTATCTGGTGTG